ATGGTATCAAGAAGGCATTGTAATTATTAAACGATATTTGAGAAATAGAATATCCAGTTATGTTGCTGAAATTCATTGGAGAGAATGGATTGATATTGTAGATGGTGAGGGGGCACATTGGATAGATACTAATGCTGAAGCGGTTTATCTACAAACAAAATTAGCATTACAAAATCGTTTCAAAAACCGGAATAAAATAATACAGAATCAAGCTCAACGAATGGCTGAAAGAGCACAAAAAACTGCTGCTAGAAATAAACGTAAGGTGACTGGGAAATGAAGTCTTATAAATATTTTAAAGAGGTCTAAATGAATTTACTCGAAGACATTTTAGGGATGATCAAACCCAAACATGAAGTGACAAAAGAGGCACTTCCTATTCCAAAGGAAGATAAAAAAACAACTCAATTCACCGATGAAATCGTTGCTGGTGTATATAGTGTTAATTGGGCATATCAAGGAGAATATTTTAGTAGCTCAGATAAATTAAATTTAGATTCATATATTAAATCTTGGAGATTGGCTTCTACATATACTGAAGTAGATGATGCAATTGATGAAATTCGTCAAGAAGCAATTGTTGATAATGATAATGAACCTATTGTAAAATTAAATTTAGATCAATGTGAAGAAATTACCGAAAAAGTAAAAAAAGTTATTTTAGAAGAATTTGAGTATATTTTAACTTTACTTGAATATAGAAAAAAAGCTGCTGAATTATTTAATATATGGTATGTAGATGGTAGAATGGCTTTTGAACCTGTATTAAAAGATGGAGATCAGAAAAGTGGAATTATAAAATTAAATCAAATTGACCCAATGAATTTGAGATTAATTGAAGCTGATGATAAAGGTAATAAAGCAAAAATCAGATATTGGGAATATAAAAATCCTAAAACATCTAAATCTAAACCTATTTCATGTGATTTAATTGTTTATGTTGGTAGTGGAAAAATTGATCGTCCGACTAAATTAGAAGTTTCATATTTGCATAAAGCATTAAAAGCAATTAATAACCTAAGGTTGATTGAAGATGCTATAGTAATTTATAGAATAATTAGAGCACCTGAAAAACGCGTCTTTTCTATTGATACTGGAATGTTACCTAAACCTAAAGCTGAAGAATATATTAAGGGTTTAATTCAAAAATTCCAAAATAAAATTGTTTATGATACTGTATCTGGAACAGTTACAAATAATAAAAATGTTATGGCAATGATTGAAGATTTTTATTTAGCAAAATCTGCTTCAGGACAAGGCTCCTCAATTTCAACAATTCCAGCCGGCGCAAATTTAGGACAATTAGATGACCTTTATTATTTTGTAATTAAAGTTTGGAAAGCTTTAAAGGTACCAGAAAGTCGTCGTGAAATTAAAGATAAAGCGATGGCTAATTTTGGTATGCAAAGTCAAATTGAAAGAGACGAATTAAAATTTTCAAAATTTATTCATACTCTTCAAAAACAATTTTCGAATTTATTTACTGAATTACTATATCGTCAATTACTTTGGAAAGGTATAATAACAAAAGAGACACTTAATAAAATAAAAGATAAATTTGTTTATATATTTGCCACTGATAGTTATTATGATGAAATAAAACAAAATGAGATGTTGAAAGGTAGAATGGAAATTGCAACTAATATGGAAAATTTTGTTGGTAAATTTTTTACACCAAAAGATATTGCAATAAAAATATTTAGAATGACTGAAAATGAATGGGAAGAAAAACAAAAAGAAATAAAACAATATAAAGATGAATTAGCAAAAGAAGAAGCTGCTAGAATGCCTCAAGATACAAATTTAACTGGTGGTGACGATACTGGTTTAGAAGATTTACCACCTACAGATAAACCTACAGATAAAAATGCAGAAGCAGAAAAGAAAACAAAAGAATTTATAAAGAAATAAAAAATGCCAACAAGAATAATAACAGATGATTTAAATTTAAATCCAATTTTATCTAAACAAAATTATCAGTTTGTCATGGAAAAATTTCGCGATTTGCCTTTTGCAATTACTGCTGTAAATTTGCCAGATGTTAGTTTAGGTTCTTTAGATTTAGGATCACCTTATTTAAAATTTAAAGAATTTGGAACGTCAATAGGATATTCAGATCTTTCAATTACATTTCAAATTGATGAAGATATGACAAATTATATTGAAATGTTTAATTGGCTTCATGCATTTAAACAATTTCAGATTTTAAGTGATGCAGACCAGATAATAGCAGAAAATGCTGCTAATTATGATCCGGATGAAAAATTAACAACATTAAAAACGGATGCATCATTATATGTTTTATCAAATAAGAAAAATCCTAAAGTTGAATTTCAATTCAAAGATTGTTTTCCAACATCTTTAGGTGGCGTTTCATTTTCAACTAGGGCAGGATCTGAAATAGTCGTTTGTGATATGACGTTAAAATTCAATAACTTTACTGTTAAAGCGGTAGTGTAAAAATCCGAATAAAAATATTGAATTTATAAATAATATAAAGAGGTAAAAATGAAATTTAAAGAATTATTAAAGGAAACATCAGATGATAATGGATATTCAGAATTTAAAAAAATGTCTGCAGAAAAAAGAGTTCAAGCCGATGAAATTGATAAACAGATTAATACATTAGAGAAAAAAATTGAAGAATTAAAAGAAAAGAAAAAAGCATTATATAAAATCAAAGTTATAAATTCATAAGAGGTCAATATGAAATATTTCAATTTAGCAGGGTATATTTTTACATTCAAACATAATAATATGGTATATAGAATTAAACCTGGAATTAATGAAAATTTACCTGATGATTTAGAAGAACCGTCAGAAAATAGATTAAAAAAAATAAATGATGGTCAACATAAAACTTTAGAATACGTTCAATCAAATATTAAAATTGAAGAACATACCGAAGAAGAAAAAAAAGCTGAAATTGAAGAACAAGAAAAAAGAAAAATAAAATTTGAATTAGAAATGGAATATGAAAGTAAAAAAAATGAAATAATTCTTTCTGATAAAACGGATAGATCAAAAAAGATATCGCTTAAAAAATTAGAAAAAGAATATCGAGATAAAATAAATGAATAAATTAACTACTGCGGAAATGTTGAAAGCCTATACTATTCGTAAATTAGGCGGCGGTGTAATTGAAGTAGAAATTACACCAGAACAGATGGAAGATCGCTTAGATGATGTTTTGCAAATGTATAATAAATATCATATGGAAGGTTATACTTCATCTTTTTATATTTTACCAGTTCAAGCCGGAACATCTCTTTATACTTTAGATGATAATATTATTTCTGTTACTTATATAATACCTCGTATCAATGAAATTTTATCTGAACCATCATTTTCAATCCAATGGGAATATTTAAATGAAAAAAGATGGATTGGTGATATTGATTTAGTAGGGTTTGAATTATTAATGGAAAAAATGAAAATGATAGATGTAAAATTTCGTTTAATGGACGGTTTTACATTTAATCAAACTACACACCAATTTCAAGTTTTTAGACAACTTGATGAAACAGAAAATTGGGCATTGAAAGTTTATAAATCAAATGATCCTTATGACTTTCCTGATATTTTTAATGATGAGTTTGTAAAAGAATATTTTTATGCATTATGTTCTATTCAATGGGGACAAAATTTAACAAAATATACTGGAGTACCTCTTCCGGGTGGTGCAACTTTAAATGCATCAAGAATTTTAGAAGATGGAAAAAAAGAAAAGGAAAGACTCGAAGATTTGCTAATTAAGAAATTTTCCGAACCGATAGATATTATGTTTGGATAATGATCTTAACTTAGTATTTAGAATATGAACAGTGATCATTGGTTGCATCCAGTTGAATTATAAAGCACTTATTATATAGACATATTAAGAATTAAACATAGCTTCTGAGTGTCACCAGTTAATTAGTTTATTTTTACTAAATAAGTAGCAATTGTATATTAAAATAAAATATGGAATTTAAAGAATTAGAAAAGCAGATTAAAAAGGAATTAGTCGTAGATAAAAATCATTTAGATTTTTGCGCATCAGAAAATCCAATTTTAATTCAAAAATATATTACAATGTATTTGTATGAAAGTAGAAAAATAAATGAAAAACAGATTGAATTAGATATTTTATATAAAGATAAAATGTTGTATTATAAATTAGAACATCAATATGTTCCGGAAACGCAAAAAGAGTTATCAGTTATGCTTGAGGGTGATAAAGATATTTGTGAAATAAAAAAATATTTAAATAATCAGGCTTTAATTATTAAATTTTTATCTGATACAGTTGCTAATTTTCGAGATCGTGGCTGGGCAATGAAGAACATGATCGAGTTTAAAAAATTCATGGCAGGAGAGTGAAATGTTAACATCGGGAACTGCTGTTATTTTAGCTTTTCATAGTTATTTACAAAAACAAGAAACAAGATTTATTTATTATGGTTTAATGACTTTTCCAACAGAAGGAGAAGAAGAAAGAGAATGGGTAGCAAATTCTTATCAAACAGATATAATACTTCAACAAGAATATATCACATCTGAAAATTTTCCAGATATCTTGAAAATGCTAAATTATTATTTTGAAAATAAACAAATAAAATTTTATCAACTTGGAACAATGCCTATAAGAAATAGATTATGTGATGCAATAGTATATGCAATATGTATTAGAATTGCTATAGGAAA